AGCTTATACTTGACAGCCCCAAACGGGCCACGCATACGATGTCCACGCCCCTTGAGCTTGATGGTGATACTGATTGGCTGCTTCCGAATCTCGACATACTCGTTGAAGAAACGCATGTCATCTGAAATCAGCACGCAGTCAACGTACTGTTGACCAAACTCATTTGCCAATTTGGCCCATTTCTTGACCCACAAATCGGGATCGATGCACTCACGACCACAGTCAGCGCCAAGCAGCCTGAGTAAGCGACGGCCCTTGTCATCCTTGTTGCCATCCCAACCGAGCAGGCGGGCATAGTCTTTCAGAGGCTTGGCGAAGGGCAGCACCATAACAGGCACATTCTTGAGCATACAGTGTTGCTCAATGATTGAAGCAACAGTGCTCTTACCAGAGCCATCCGGGCCGTGGATACCAATACAAATCATGTCATGTCTCCTGCTGCGAAGCAGCCTTTACGGGTTGTTGTGACTCGATCCTGTGGGACGTGGACACCGACCCACTTATCACCAATCTGGATGATTAGTGACTCTTCATTGTTGAAAGCTTCACGTAACTGCAATCTCTGAGCATCCGATAGCTGATTGAGTAGTTCTTCTATCATAAGGCCACCAGGTCAAGGTAGCCATCCTTGAAGACATACTTTTTGCCACAGTCTCTTTCAAGCCCGCGATATGCGATGTTGCCGACATACCAGTGTGCATCGCCACGATTGCGACCCTTAGGATACGTTGTTGGCAACTCTCTGCCGACTCTGATTTTTGACCATTTATCCACAGTAGAAGGGTCGCATGTCTTAATGAAGTCTTCATACAATTGTGAGAACTTAATCCATGAGCCTGGACATGGAACACATTTCTCTTCAAGGAAGACCTCAAAGTCAGACTTGGACAACTCTTGAGCGATAGCCTTCTCTTGAGTCTCAAGTGCTGGCAGGTTGAGACGGTCATTCGACTGTGGAAGCTCAATCTGCATGATGTCAGCAAGGAAATCTGGAGCCTCTTTCTCCAGGCGAGAAATGAACAGTTTCTTCGGTATCAGTTGCTCAAGAGGTATCGGATTAACCCGTACCATAGTGATACGAGTATCAGTGCCAAAAATAGGACACGCTTGGTGGTCATTGGAGCATTGAATCCAGTGTGTTGTGTTTGTGGCCATATAAGGCTGCCCGTTCTTAGGATGAATACTAATCTCGCGGCTAGTAACCCAATCCTTGATACGGTTATATGCAGTCTTATTCTGGCGGAGATCAATTTCTTCCACGACGCACACGATGGCACCTTCAAGTTCACCATTGAAACTGCCACTACTTGTCAGAGCAGACTCGGATCTGACGACACCGCGAGTTAGCAGTAGCGTCAAAGCCTCGTGGAATGATGATTTGCCTGTATTCTGCTCTTTTGAGTAGAAGAATAGATACGGCAGTGGTTGCGTCGGTTCCTTGAACAGCGAAGCAATCCAACACCGAAGATAGTCTGAACCAGTCTTCAAGCCGGCAGCCTTGCACCAAGTATTGTTAGCGACTGTCTCATTAAGACCCTCGCCGCAGTGCTTGAGTAGAGATTGCCACGTTGGATATGAGAGATTATCTGTATCGAGCGTAGGGATGAACCTGAATTGCGCACCGCCACGATTCCACTCACGATCACCTGGATACTCTGGCTGGAACGGCTTATTAACAATCTTCCACGCGCGCATTACAGCATTGCCGATCACGCCAGTGACCTCTTCGGTCTTTAGGCCCATTGAAGACAAGGCAATCTTACAGTGTGTCAGCGGCTCATGCCTCCATTGACCGTCAGATTTGATCATCCAGCCAGCGTCCTCATCATCTGTAACCAAGTGACGAATCATGTCATCATAGTTACCGACCTCAACCTCTGGTGCGCCTTGTGATTGTGTGGCATAGATACGTGTCCATTTGTCCTTTTCAGGAAGCCAACCAGGCATTTCATCAGCCCGATCAGTATCTTTACGCTCCACCGTTGCTACCAATCGGCCATCTTTGTGAGCTTTCAGCTTTGTTTCGCGAGTTAGATAGTGACGACTGAGATTAAGATGCACGCCCAGGAGTTGGGCGGCTTTCATGGCTACTTCACCTTCACGGAAATTGAAATTGCCTTTTGCATCTTCAAGGCCACCGAATGCCCTCGCAGCGGTCTGTAAGTCTGCTTCACGATTATAGAAGCATTTCGTCCAACCGCTAGGATCTTGGGTCCATGACTCGTGCTCTTGTACACCTTGGCCGAATCTGCGGACAGCCCACGCACCTCGACGCATTGGTGTTGCGAAGCAGTTCTGCTGATTAAGATCCTTACCTTCCGAGTTTGTTTCATATACTCCTCGCAGTCCAAGATCGGCATGAGCTTTCTTCAAGTACATCGTGTGCGTAACGAGCATATGATTATCTTGATCCCACCACCACAAAGCGTTAGTATCCTTGAGATACGTAATCAACTTCTTATGCTCATCATCTAGCTGAATCTTTGCGCGCTGGCCAACGAGATCCTGGAAAGCATCTACCTGACCACCAGCTTCGATGTCCTGCGGAAGATTCTTGCGTCGAGATCCAGATACCACCTTGACGTGATCACGCCAGTTTGGTGGTATATCAGTCAGTACAGTACCTGGCTTAATCAACTTGAGGCCGTCAGTGCCAACCATCTTGCGTGCCCACACCCACATATTCCCACCACAGGTGTCTACTTTGGCCATGAAATCAAAACCAGTTAGTGCAGCAAGCTTGCCAAGAATCGCACGTCCGAGCGCAGCATGCTCGGTATGTGTCTTGGTTGGCACGTTATCAAGAAAGACATACAGATGGATACCTTTACCAGCTGTACTCTTTCTAATCGTGACCCACTCGATGGCCTCTGCGTTCTTACGTACAGCATCTAGTTCTTCACTACTGAGCTTTTTCGTATGCTTCTCACTGTGTCCGACGATTGCATCGAAGTCAAATGCGACCCATCGGCTGCAACGATTAGCCCAATCCCAACCTGTCATACCTATTGAGTCGCAATGTTCTGCGAGATCAAACTTCACTTCACTGTCTGTGTACTCTGGGTCACTGTTGGCCTTGAATGGAATGCGGAATGGCTTCCATGTCGTTAATCCGTCAGACCAACCATGCCACCGTTTGCCTTGATAATCACCTTCGACGTGTTCGCCGTTATCCTGAGCAACGTTGACCTGGACCTCCATGCCAGGATTATATAACGTTGCGAGGTCTGCGTGAGTCTTAGCACGCAAGAACGTGCTAATCGCTTCAGTCTTGGTCGGCACTTGGCCTCCTTGATTTGATTAGTTCTAATCATATCGAGAATTATATCTTTATAGCATACTACTCTGGAAGGTTTGACCAGTATGTAAAGGCTAACGTCGGTCGTCCACATATACATATACGGGAAAAGCCCCTCTAATATCAGTAGGGAACGGTAAGAACCCATATCCATATGGCATTCCAATGCCATACGAACCTAGGGTCAGAACATACACCAGGGTCAGAACGATATCGGGTTGCATATGGGCCGGGTTCAAACTGTCTCCGACGTAAGTCCTTGCTACGACTGGCTTTTGTCTTACTACTATAACTCATTCCTCGTATATTTTTCACAGTGACCAGGAAAGAAAAGAAAAATTACTATAGAGAAATAAGAAACGCGAGAAAAGCGTCAAAGTAGTAGGAACCCGCCCAGGAACCCGTTTCCATGCCGTTCCCGTCAAGTCTAAGGCGTATTAGATCCAGCCAGGATCCACTTTCAATGCCGACTTGAGTCCTAGGACCAGTCCAGAAAATAATGCGCCAGGATGGCGGGAAATTGGACCTATATTCTGGCCCCGAAGGCCGTATATAAGGGTGAACGAGGGACGGGCCGAATAGGAGCATACAGACCTATTGACCCTTTCCAGTCTTTTCGAGGTACTCGAAAAGATACGCATGATATGATTAGTTGACGGGTGTTCCGTTGATTAGTTAATCATGCACAAGCTAATCTCTTCACCACGTAGATGATTAGCTCAACATCTATTGCATCGCGCGATGCAGGAGGTAATCGTGGGTAAGCTGGCAGTCGTCAAGTTGTCCGAGATTCGTGAGAACTCGGTTGCTCTCCGTTCCGTCAACAAGGAATCTGAGAGTTATGTTGGTCTGGTCGATTCGATCAAGACCAAGGGCTTCCTGGGCGCCATCAGCGTTCGTGTCCGCACCGACGAGCAGGGTGTGGCCTACTACGAGCTGATTGATGGTCTGCACCGCTTCAACGCGGCCAAGGATGCCGGCCTGACCGAAATCAACGTCGATGTCGTCGATCTGAACGAGGACCAGGTTCTCGAAGCTCAGATTATGGCGAACATCCACCGCGTCGAGACGCGCCCGGTCGAGTACACCGAGCAGCTCAAGCGCATCCTGACCCGCAATCCGATGATGACCGAGGGTGAACTGGCCGTGCGTCTGGCCAAGTCGCCGTCGTGGATCAAGGATCGCCTGTCGCTGTCGAAGATCGAGAATCCTGATATCCAGGCTCTCATCAACGAGGGCAAGATTCCGCTGGCCAACGCCTACGGCCTGGCCAAGCTGCCCGTGACCGAGCAGGCTGATTTCGTCGATCGGGCCATGACACAGAAGCCCGACGAGTTCATCCCGGCTGTCAACAGCCGTGTGAAGGAAATCCGCGAGGCGACCCGCAAGGGCGGCCAGGCCAGCGACGAGTTCCAGCCTGTGGCGCACATGCGCAAGCTGGGTGATGTCAAGGCCGTGGTTGACAACAAGGCGGTCATCGCCAAGCTCGTCAGCGGGATTACTGATCCCGTCGAGGCTGCTGCCCTGGCGATCAAGTGGATCCTGCACCTGGATCCCGAATCGGTGGCCCAGGCCAAGGCCAAGGATGACGCTCGCAAGGCCGAGCGTGCGGCTGCCGCCGAGAAGCGTGCCTCCGAGAAGGCCGCCAAGGCGACGGCTGGCCAGCAGTTCAAGCTCTGAGGTTCACCAGATTAGGTAGGTCCTACACTTGAAATAGTGCAGACCATCCCAACAAACCATGTGAACTAGGACGTGAGTATTACGTCTGACGGCGGGACAAGTAGCCGCACCCACCAAGAACCAAGGAAACGACACATGTCGAACCTCATTCAGCTTTCGGGTAATCAAGTTCAGAAGTACGATGACAAGGCTTTCGAGGCAACTTCGACGAGTGCCAACTACCTTCCTCGGATTTCGTTGCAGACGAGTCAGAGCAAGAAGTGCAAGAGCGGTGAGTTCCCGATCAATAGCTATGCCCAAATCAGCGGGCAGCTGTACTTCGATCTGGGCAAGGAAGTGGACGTGCTGGTGATTGCCTGGCGTCCCAAGGCCCTGGAAATGGGCGAGAACGTCATCAGCGTGTATGATCACACTGATCCTGAGTTCGCCCGAATCAGTGAGAAGAGCGAGATCAAGGATTCTGGCTGCCAGTATGGCCCGGAGTTCCTGCTGTGGATTCCCAAGACCAAGAAGTTCGCCACGTTCTTCATGGGCAGCAAATCCTCACGACGCGAGGCTCCGGCCTTGAAGAATCTGTTGCAGGCTGCTGCCACGCTCAAGAGCAAGCACATCGAGACGAAGAAGTACGACTGGTACGCTCCATCGATTACGCCCTGCAACACGCCATTCGAGCTTCCTCCGATGGAGGAGATCATGAAGGAAGTCGAGAAGTTCAACAATCCGCCGAAGAGCGAGATTGAGAAGGCTGAACCCGACCAGCGGGAGCGGTAAATGTTGCTGCCGCTAGGGTACACAATCATTGACTGGACTGCACTAGCGGCAGAATGTCAGAGACAAGGAATCGACTGCCCCACTCGTCACTTTGACGAGTGGGGTGTCTCTGCAAATAGCCCAGCTGCTTTCCTCGCTGTCACTGGTAATTTGCGATTTGCGTATCGTGAAAAGCGAACAGATATAGTCCAGCTTGTTTGGCTCTCAGATTTGGAGGCAAGCAAGCTGGCTTTTCTTGGATTAAGGCTCAGGCCACTTGGCGAGTCAGTAATTATCTCTGGTACGCTGACACAATACATGGATGTAATCATCGGCAATATGCGATCTGGTAACAAGCTGCTACCATTCTGTAATGCACTTTTCGCACATCTGGACAGAGCCGGATTACGTGACTGCTTCCACGACTACACAATCGAGAGCTTCGGAACAAGCTTTACAATCAAGGAACGAACATCATGATGCAGAAAGGCGAGGTCCGCAACGTCAAGCTACGGAGCGGATCGTACAAGTATCCTGTCCGATTGGAGTGTACAGGTACCCGTATCGAGGTTGGCTTTAGCTATAATCCTGGCCTTCTGGCCGAGATTAAGTCGATGCAAGGAGCCAAGTGGCATGGATTCGAAACGCCACCAAAGAAGGTGTGGACTGTTACGAATAACTTTCGCAATTGGTTCCAGTTTCGTTACATGATGGGTGAAGATGTCTATGCTTGGTTTGATCGCCCTCTCAATCAGATTGAGTACGAGAGGCCGCTTAAAGATCACCAGGCAAAGATGGCCAACAACGGCCTGACGTACCACTATCATATCTTTGCGGCTGACATGGGTACTGGCAAGACTCTTGCTGCAATCGAGGTAATGGAGCGGAGCGGCCACAAGGACTGGTGGTTTGTTGGCCCAAAAGTGATTAAGCGCTCGATCCCTCGTGAATTACGCAAGTGGAATTGCAAAGTCACACCGCGACTCATTACATATGAGGAACTGGTGAAGATGGTGAGCGATTGGAAGCCCGGTGATCCGGCTCCGCACGGTATAATCTTTGACGAGAGCAGTAAGATTAAAACATCTACTGCCAAGCGTTCACAGGCTGCAATGCACGTAGCCGAGGCGATGCGTCAGGAATACGGGATTGAGAACTCGTATATTCTCCTGATGACCGGTACACCGGCTCCGAAGCATCCAACCGACTGGTGGGGACAGTGTGAAACGGCCTGCCCAGGATTCGTGAAAGAGGGTGACGTTGCCAAGTTCAAGAATCGTCTCTGCCTGATCGAGAATCGCGAATCTCTGGCCGGAGGCATGTATCCGCACCTGATCACTTGGCTCGATGACGAGAATAAGTGTGCAGTGTGTGGACAGTACCAGGATCATCCTAATCACTGTGCCATTGATACTGGAGTCAAGGAACGGATCAAGACGCAAGGATTCAGCTTTGGTGGCAAGGTCGCAACACCTGCACCAGTGGTTGCTGAGTCGTCGGCTGGGCCACATGCATATACAAAGTCAAAGAACGAGGTTGCAAATCTCTTCAAGCGACTGAAGGGACTCGTGACGGTGGTACGCAAGGAGGATCTTGAGGGTATGCCTCCCAAACTGTATGAAGAGATTACTGTTCCTCCGACAGTGGAAATGCTGCGTGCAAGCAAGATTATCAAGGCCAAAAGCAGGCGAGCCATCGAGGCGCTGACGTTGCTGCGCGAACTTAGTGATGGCTTCCAGTATCAGGAAGTGGAGGATGGCGAGCAGGACTGCCCACGCTGCAATGGAACTGGCGAAGAGACTGTGCCAATCCCGCTTGAGCCTCAAGGTGCAGACACTACTGTTGTACCTGAGTTCAAGATGGAGAAGGTAATCTGCCAGGCGTGTGATGGTCGTGGCTATGTGCCAAAGACCAAACGTGAAGCCAAGTTCGTCTCCACTCCCAAGGACGAAGCTCTGATTGAGTTGCTCGATCAGTATGAAGACACTGGGCGCGCGATTGTGTGGGGTGGATTCCAAGCTACAATCGATAGATTGGTAGAAGTTGTGACCAAGCAAGGTTGGACAGTGCTCCGTATCGACGGTCGCGGTCAAGCGATTATTGACCCAAATGGTGTCAACATTGAGGTCGATGAGGCCATCAATGCCATGGACCTGTCGTATAAGGATTACAAAGCACTGAGAGAGAAGATACCTCTCTTGTGCGTTGTTGGTAATCCTAAGGCCGGCGGCATGAGTTACACATTCACAGCATCAAGAATGGAAGTGTTCTACTCAAATACGTTCGACGGCGAGGCACGCTTCCAGTCAGAAGATCGTATTCACAGATTAGGTGTCACGACAGCGTGCATGATCTATGATATTATCTGTTTGCCCAGCGATAAGCTGGTCCTAAATAATCTCAAACTCAAGCGTAAGTTGCAAGACCTTACACTTGGAGACTTGGAATGCGACGTTCCCGCGCAACGATCATAGAGGCTGTAGCCGAGGTAACTGGATTATGGGCTACATTGAGAAGCAAGGATCCAAACACTCAGGTTGGCGCCTGCATATATGATCCGAAATCAGGCGCCATGTTTCTCGGATATAATGGACTCCCAACTGGACTATCCGATACGCCTGAGCGATGGCAGAGACCGGCTAAGTATCAATACGTGATCCATGCTGAGATTAATGCCATCCTGAAAGCTCAACAAGCTGTCGATGTGAGAGATTGTTGGCTCTAC